GGTAGACGGGTCATACACGTTTCCAATCGTAACTTTCTGCGTAGTGTATAGGCTGTCTCTAAGCTCCTTGTATTGTGCGAGGAATTTAGTTATGTTGTCGTAGTTGTCTTTTGCGCCTTTCCTGATGGATTCATTGAGTGCCTTTTGTGCTTCGTTCGTACCCCAAATAGCCTCTGCTGCCTGCACAAATCCGACAGCCATTATGGTAACTATTCCCATAGTCGAGAACAGCCCTCTAAATGCGGCTGCTATTGCTTTAATAACAGTGGCGAATCGTGCTCCTGCTACCTCAGCCAATGCCATACGAGACCAAGCAGCTCCCATAGCGAGGCCAACTCTGTTCACAACGAACGACAATGTTCTTAAAGCAACAATTAGTCCTGCTATTCTCGCTGTGTCCTTGATGAGTTTGTCAAATTCTTTCCAGTGTAAGAATAGATTTTTTAGTGCATTGATTCCAAAGGTAAGGAGTCCTTGCGTTTCTTTGCCTATGTCGTTCAGCATATTGTTCCACGCGAGAGTAAGGTTTGCCAGCCTTACTTTCAGGGTGTCTGCCATCTTTGCTTGGAAATCGAAGAATTTACCGCCCTCATCAGTCATCTTGTTGATGACTTCCATAACTTCGTTGTACCCGATAGCTTTCTTCTTAATCTTGTCATAGATGTCGGCTGTGCTTACAAGTCTTCCTTCAAGTTCTGTGTAGTATTCAGACAACTGCTTTACGAGAGGGATACCTGCGTTCGCGAACATACGGGCATCACGAGAATTCAAGTATCCGTATGCTTTTATCTGGCCGAGTGCATAAGTAAGACGTTCAATAGGAATACCAACAGCAGAAGCCATGTCAGCCAAACGCCTTGTGGTGTCAACAACGTCCTTTGCGGCAACGTCGTATGCAGTCAGCTGCTTTGCAGCAGTAGACAATTCGATAAGCGTATACGGAGAGACGAGAGCCATCTGAGACAGTTCGTTGAATATCTGCGTTCCGCGTTCCGCTGAGTTGATGAGGATTCCAAGTGCTCGCTCGTTCATCTCGTACTGAGAGCGGACTTCTATGAGATTTCTTACGAACTGAGTGCTCGCTCCTACAGTGAAGTAGAAAGCCAAACGATTCTTCATGTAGTTCCAAGAGCGTCCGAGAGCATTGTTTGAATTAAGTACGTCTTTTGACTTTCCGATGTACTTATCCATATCTTTCTGTAACTTTGCTATGGCTTCGTCGACTTGCTTTATGTCGTTAGCAGCATTTGGCTTTGTAAGGTCGATTGACTGTCGGTACGACCTGAGCATCTGCATCTTGTATGCAATATCATCAAGAGACCTCGCCTTGAAACTGTTTATGGATTCAAAGCTTATAGGTGTGCTTAATTGCTTTTGCAAGACGTTTGCAGCTCTGCTTATCGTTTGGAATTTTTGTATTATTTCGTCTGCTTTCCCAGCACGTATTTCTGCAATACTTAGTTTCTTGTATTGTTCCGTTAAGTCTTTTAAAGCTTCTTTTAAGCTGGAGACTGATTGCGCTTGCGTTACTTCGTATTTTTGCTGGTTGGTTGCGCCAGATAAACTTCTGTTGTATTTTTCTATGATTGTTATTGCTTCGTTTGCTCTTTTTATGTCAGCTTCAAGCGCAAGACCTATCGCTGATTTTTTTTCAGAGCCAGACATATTGAAATATGCACGTCGCATTTGCTCTAAAGCATCCCTTAGTTCTTTTGAACCAGTAATTGCATTGCCTCCTCCTGCGGATGCCTGTTCGTATGCTGACTTTATTAATGTATTTGCCGATTCTCTTGCCACTTGCGCAGTACGCATAATAGCACTTTGACGCTCTTGCTCACGTTGGGTGTTTTGCTTAATATACGCATTTAGTTCTTCAATCGTTTGCTTCGACATCGTCATTGAGCTGTTGCTGCTTTCGTATGCAGTTTTTTGTTGTTGCAGCAATGATGTTCCAGCCTTGAATTGAGCGTTAAGCAAAGCAAGCTCTGGATTAGCTTGTTGAAGGCTTTTTACGTAGTTTTGGATTGAATGACCTTGTGGCGCGACAATGTTTGCAAGATTAGTCCTTTGCTTTTCCATCATCGCTATAGTTGACATTAGCCTTTCTGCTTCTTCGTTGGCTTTTCTTAGTCCTTCTTGTCCCCAAGAAACTTGCGTGGACTTTCCGCTTCCGATTGCGTAGTTGAAAATGTCCATGTCTTTCCTCACATCAGCCAGTCTTGCTTTCAGTCTCTCAATTTGCGCATCATATTGCAATAACGCATCATTTGGTCTGATAGACCTTTGCATTGCAGATGCCTGCTGGTCGAGAGTTGTCTTCAGCTCCTTGCTGGTTGCTATAGTATCCTTTAAGGCTTTTGTCTCTTCTTCTTGAGCTTTCTTGCGTCTGGATGCTCCTCCGTCAGCAGTTTCAGAAGAACCGACCTTTATGTTGCCGAGCGTCCGCAACGAATTCTGCATTTCGGCGACCGTGCTTGTAGTCTTCGTCTTGATTGAGTCCATCGCGTTGTTGATGTTGGTAACAAGCGATTGGATTGATGTTTTCAGCTTCTCATCATCAAGATGTGCTACAACTATAGTTGGGGTATCAGCCATATTGTATGATTTTTATGATTGTTACTTTTTCTTTTTGTTCTTCTTGACAGGAATCTCGTACTCTTCCCCTTCTTTCAGTTCAGGGAGCTTTCCGAACCCTGCTGTGAAGTTCTCCAACTTTTTCTGAGCTTCAAACGCCTGCTTGTAATCATTCCACGCTTTCTTGTCTCTTCCGTGCAGATACTTGGTATGAGTGTTGTCGACTGCAAGAAACTGAATTCTCGCTATTGATAGGCGATAAAGATAGTCATCAAGCGTATACTGAGGGAACGCCCTTATGAAGTCTGAGGCATCCGCAATGATAGTGCTTCCATAAACTGTGATGCTGTCTCCTCCGATTTCTTCTTCCGAGTCAGAAGTGAATCCGTAGCCATACTCACCGATTTTTTGAGTAAAAAAAAATCGTTCAAATCCACCGACTGAATAGCACCGAGAATTATAGCTGCCCATTGGTTCGGCTCGTACGTGGAATTCATAACCTTCATCTTCATCACGCTTATCATCTTGTCGTTCCTCGACATCGTGTCGTTCATGTCCGTAACGCCATCTGGAGTGAACAGATGATTGCACAACACGATAGCCATAATCTCGCACATAGCGTCCAAGTCCGTGCATAGAGCCGTGATAATTTTGTTGTCGTCGTCCAAAGTCTCGTCTGCCTTGCGCATATCCAACACAAGCCTGCAAATGCGATAGAGCGAATAAAAACGCATATTTTGCACACGATATTCTTTATCTCCCAACTTGACCAATGACGGATTGTCGTTGATGATGTCCACGATGTCTCTCTTAACGTCAATGGAGAAGTCTTGCATCTCGTCTTGCTCTTCAACTGCTGCGGCATTTTTCTTTTCTTTCTTCATCTTCGTAAACGTTGTTGCTTTGTCTTCGTAAATCAAGGGCGCACAAATGGGACATCCCCACCGTGCGCCCCACGTTCACGAAAACAAAAGATTCGATGTTCTACTATTAAGGTGTCGGTGCAGTACCGATAATCTTGTACATGTGGTCGACTGCTTCAGCACCAGTACCAGTGGTGTGGTTCAGGGCAGTAATCGTCACGCTGAAGTTTAGAGCACCATCCTCATCCTTCTTGATAGTACCTACGGTCAGACCCTTGTACAGATACAAGGCGTAGTTACCGCGACCGAACTCAAGCTGCCAAGAGTGCTCGGTGGTGTATGCGGTGGCAGCACCCTCGTATACATCATTCGCTGTTGAGCCGCCGAAGAGGGCAGGAAGCTCTGTCAGGTCGTAGTTAGCCAACTCGAAGTTGAACGTAACAGGGTTGCCATCGTAGAAGATGTCAAACGGAGTGTCATAGAACTCAGCCTCAATCTCGGTGCTGTCTGGCTCATCCTGACTCAGAGTAAGTCCCTTCAGAACACCCATCAGAGGAGTGGTAGCGTCGCTACCTACAGTGCCGTACTTCAATGCAACGGCTTTTACGGTTGTCTTTTTTGCCATAACTTGTTTCCTTTCTAATTTAAGTTGTTATTAACGTTTTAATTATTATTCTTGTTTGTCGATTATAACGATGAATGACTTGATAAACGTGAAATAAGTGTTGTCTGCTGTGGATGACTCAGTTGCGTCAAGCGAAATGACGCTTCCTTTCTCTATGTAGTAGTCTCCTTCGCGAGTCAACGATGCTTCATCTATTACAGCATTAATTCCGTCTTCATACTGCTTGAAAAGCCTGTCGTTC